GCATATATATCCGGATAACCAGACGCAGAACCTTTTACAAAAAAATATTCTGACGCTTCATCACTAGAAATAAGAGATTTCTTAACACCTGCACCCCAAAAGGGTCCTGGTGTTGAGTTACCTTTGGGAGATTCTGCTCCTGTTTTAGGTATTGGAAAACAAAATCAGACTTGGCTTTCTACAGGTGACTCAATGACTGTTTATGAAAGCGGTCAAAGCGCTTCTTCTGTTTGGGGTGCAGGTGTTAAGAAATCTCTTATTTCTAGTGATGAAGCTTCAGAATATTTTTTTGTAAAAGGTTCTGCGTCTGGTTATCCGGATATATATGCTGATTTATCTAATGCTACCGCTGCGACGATAAATTCGTTGCGTGAAGCGTTTCAGTTACAAAGATTATATGAAAGAGACGCTCGTGGCGGTACTCGTTATACGGAGATTATTCGTTCCCATTTCGGTGTTATTTCCCCAGATGCTCGTTTGCAAAGGCCTGAATATTTAGGCGGTACGACTGCGCCTGTTCGTTTTATGCCTGTTGCTCAGACATCAGCTCAAGTTCCTACAGGTGAATCTTCTGTGAGTACTCCACCTGGTACGTTATCGGCCTTTGCCACTATTACTGTTCAAGGCGCCGGATTTACTAAGAGTTTTACAGAGCACTGTGTTATTATTGGTCTCTGTTCTGTTCGTGCTGATTTAACTTATCAGCAAGGGCTTCCGAGAATGTTTTCTCGTTTAACTCGTTGGGATTTTTATTGGCCTGGTTTAGCTCATTTAGGCGAGCAAGCTGTTCTCAATAAAGAAATTTATTGTCAAGGGCCTGCTGTTCTTAATACTGACAACGAACCTGTTGATAATGATGTTTTTGGTTATCAAGAGAGATTTGCGGAATATCGTTATTATCCGTCTAAAATTACCGGAAAATTGAGATCTACGGCTGTCGGTACTCTTGACGCTTGGCATTTATCCCAACAATTTGCTGATTTGCCTACGTTAAGTCCTGAATTTATTGAAGAAAACATTCCTATGGCTCGTGTTTTAGCTGTTGATACCGAACCGGAATTTATTCTTGATAGTTATATTCAATGTAATACCGCGCGACCTATGCCGGTTTATTCTGTGCCTGGGTTGATTGACCATTTTTAACCCGTATGTTTGAGCATATGCTCGAAAGGTGGTGTCTATGCGTTATTGGATCGCATTATTAGTTTTGCTTGTGATTGTTGGTTGCAAAACTGTGGATGATAGTTTAAAGGCGTATGATGCCTGTTTAGGTAATTCTGAATGTATAGAAGCAGTCGCAAGAGATAAAGAGCTTGCGACTGCTGTTGTTTCTTCTGGTGTTGATAGTATTACACCGACTAATGTCGGTTTGATGATTGGTGTGTTAGTTGGTAATGTTATTGCCTTTTTGAGTGGTGTTTCTCGTGGTAAACGACTACTAAAAGGGGGTTAATTATGAGTTGGTTTTCTGATTTTGTTGCGCCTATTGGTGGCGCTGTTATAGGCGGTTTAGTTGGTGGTCCTGTCGGTGCTTTTGTTGGTGCTGGTGTTGGTGGCTCTATTTCTTCTGCTCAAAGTATTAAAGATACTAATAAAATGCAAATGGGTGAAAGTGCCAAACAGATGGCTTTTCAAGAGCGTATGTCAAATACTGCTCATCAGCGTGAAGTTGCTGATTTACGCGCTGCTGGGCTTAATCCTATATTGTCTGCCCGTTATGGTGGTTCAAGTACTCCTTCTGGTGCTATGGCTCAATTACGTGCGCCACAAGAATATTTGAGTGAAGGTATTGTAAGTTCTGCTCGTGTTGGTCTTGAGACTCAAATGAATAAGGAGTTGATCAAGACAGAGCGTTCTAAACAGCAAGTTAACTCTGCTGCTGCGTTAAAAACTATGGCGGATGCTTATAATTCTCGTGAGCAAGCTATGCAGAATAGAATGATTACTCGTTATATGAAGAAGAAGCAAGGTTCTAAAGAATTTTTGGCGCCTATTGAACCTTGGATGGGTTTATTAGGTAATGTTACTCGTACTGTTGTGCCTTGGATGAATTGATTTTTTTTGGGAAAGGAGGTTAAATTATGCGACGATATAAAGCTAATAAGCGACGCGATAAAAAATATTTTTCGCGTACTGCTGGTTCTACTCAAAAAATAAATCTTCAATCGTCCCCTATGCGTGGCGGTTTTAGACTATAGAAAGGTGATTGTTATGCCTTGTTATTCCCCATTAACGGGATATAGATCGCGTTCTAAAAATGAAAGCGGTAAATATCCCGTTGTTTTTAATGTTTCTGACGGTTGGATTGATAAGCCCGTTCAGGTTCCTTGTGGTCAATGTATAGGTTGTCGTTTAGAACGTTCCCGTGTTTGGGCTATGCGTTGTTTACATGAAGCCAGTTTATATGATAAAAACTGCTTTATTACTCTTACGTTTAATGATGATTATGTTATGCCCTCTCTCGATAAATCTATTTTTCAAAAGTTTATGAAGCGTTTACGTCGTTTTATGTGTTCTCATAATTATGTTCCTTGTGAGAATGGTGATGGTTTTGAGTGGGTTGAGTGTCTTGATAATGGTGTTCGTATTCGTTATTTTATGTGTGGTGAGTATGGCGATAAGTTAATGCGCCCTCACTATCCTGCGTGTTTGTTTGGTTTTGATTTTCCCGATCGTGTGCTGTGGTCTATCATCACTCATAGGATATCCACAAATACCATCAACACGCCAACTAGTAACAAAACGAGGAGCAGACGCTCCAGTTTCATAAATATTATGTCCAGCAGGTGATGGAGCCGGCAAATAAAGTCCCAAACCTAAAACAGGCGCTTCAGCACCTAAAGGCAACTCAACACCAGGACCCTTTTGGGGCCAAGGCAAACATGACGTAAAATAATCATGGCGTTTACAACGTTTTAACAATACATAATCAGAATCAGTATCCGGACCGTCGTCAGTATCAACAACAACGCTGTCCTGTATATTTTGATCACGGAACCATTGATTATAAATCAAATTATAAGCACGATGCCAAAATGCAGAGGCAGAAACACCTGGGACACCCGTAGGTAAACCAAAACAATCAAGCGACAAAAAGTCGCTAACCTAAGGAGGTCGTTACATGAAACTTCAAATTTTTAGTGTGTATGATGAAAAAGCTGCTGTTTTTGGTACTCCGATTTTTTTGCCTCATAAAGGTATTGCTGTTCGTGAGTTTTCTGATATTGCTTTAGATAAAAATTCTGCTATTGGTAAACATCCTGGAGATTATAAATTGATGTTGTTAGGTGATTTTGATAATGTTTCTGGTATGTTTTCTGGTTTGCCTATTCCCGAATTGGTTTGTACTGCTATAGAATTTACTAATAATATTTAATTAAAGGAGGTTGTTATGGCTAAGCGTGTTAAATTGTCTTTTAAAGATACTGTTTCCCGTTGTAAAAAAAGTTTTAAGGATGAATGTGATATAAATCGTATTGTTGCTCGTGCTCGTAAGACGGGTTATTTAATTGACCCTGCTATTATTTCTGATCGTCAAGCTGTGTTTATGGATTGTTCTAAAGTTGATTTTATGGATATGTTAAATCGTGTTAATGTTGCTCAAAGCGCTTTTAATGCTTTACCTTCTGATGTTCGAGCTAAATTTGATAATGATGTTGCTAAGTTGTTGGATTTTGTTGCTGATCCTGCTAATGAAGCTGTTGCTATTGATTTAGGTCTTTTACCTAAAAAAGTTGTTCCTGTTGAAGAACCGGCGCAGCCGGTTGGGCAAGGCGAAGCCGCGCCAGTTGTTCCTAACGTTTAACGTTAGGCCGCACTATATATACTTGATGTAACTGTGCGGACTGACACCAAAGGAGGTTTTTATGTGTATGATTGTTAAGATTGTTCGGTGGATGACTGATAATTATAATGAGGTTGCCGATTTTTTGGGTCAGGGCGATTGTTCATTTAATAGTGATGGAAGAAGTATATTTTTAAAAACTCCTGAAGGTGTAATGGAGGTAAGTCCTTTCGATTACATTATTCAGGGGGTTAAAGGAGAATTTTAATATTGTTAAAAAAAGGAGGTTTCTATGCAATCAGTAATGAAACATCAATTTTCACAAGTGCCGGAGGCAAATATTCCTCGGTCGGTTTTTAATCGTTCTCATGGCTATAAGACCACGTTTAACAGTGGTTATTTAATTCCGTTTTATGTGGATGAAGCCCTTCCTGGTGATACGTTTAATTTACGTGCTACTATGTTTGCTCGTATGTCTACGCCTATTTTTCCGTTAATGGATAATATGTTTATGGATGTATTTTATTTTGCGGTTCCATTGCGTTTATTATGGACTAATTTTCAAAAGTTTATGGGTGAGCAAGCTAAACCTGAAGATAGTACAGATTTTACTGTTCCGCAAATCGTTGCCCCTGATGTTACCGGTTGGGAAGTTGGTACATTGTCGGATTATTTTGGTTTGCCTACTGGTGTCCCTGGTGTTACTGCTTCTGCATTTTGGCATCGTGCTTATAATTTGATTTATAATCAATGGTTCCGTGATCAAAATTTGCAGGATAGCGTTT